ATCCTCAACGGCCAGGACCGTTTCAAGGAGCAGAAGGGTAAGTACTTCAACCAGGTCCAGTCCTACAACCATCACTCCGGTTGCCCCGCCCCCGGTGTGTACTCGTACTCCTTCGCGCTCAAGCCAGAGGAGCACCAGCCCACAGGCACCTGCAACTTCTCCCGCATCGACAACGCGCAGGTCCAGGTTGTTGCCAACGACGCCGGTAACGCGACCTCCATGCACATGTTCGCGTGCAACTACAACGTCCTCCGCATCCAATCCGGTATGGGTGGCCTCGCCTTCTCCAACTAATTTGCTTACCGCATTTTAGTATAAATATCGTTATAAATCAAATTTTAAGATACCCAAATATCTTAAAATGTGATAAAGAATACTACCATTTCGATAGTAGTACCATGATAGTTGTCCCAAAGTATATGCACATTCTTGCACGACGTCGTACATATCGACAACGGAAAAAGGTTGAGAAAAAACCATGTATGAAGAACCCAGACGCACTTTCATGTGCAATCCGTCATACAAGGTGCTTAGAGTGTCCGTATAATAACTTTTTCAGATCCGATAGACCCATGAAGAAGAAACCTTAAACTTTATCCATGAAGAATATGGGATCGTCTAACGACGAGTATGATGGGGATGGAGTGGGTGTGGGAGTTTTGTAGCCCTTTTCATTTATAATTTCAGATGCCGTTTTCTCATTGATTAGTTTTTTGATTCGATTTCTTTCATCGTTGAGTTCAATAATTCTTTTTGCACTATGTATGAACGACTGGTTGTATAGACCTTTGTGATTTAAAAGTCTCAACATCTCCCTAAAGTCCCAAATTCCACGATTGACATCTTTTAATTCCGCTTTGTGTGATGTATCAAACTCTAACTCACACAAAAGATTGTATTCATTTTTTATATTTCTGAGACGTTCCTCCCCGTCTATCATTTCCATTTTCAATTCGAGAATGGTAATTTTATCTATTAGATCACCGTTGGATATTTCAACCTTCATAAAGAAATGACACATTTAAACTTTATATATGATCAAACGACTTCTCGACCTTTTTGTAAAAGTGGAAAAACCCATGTTAGGGCGTTGGAAAGTTAAAACATGTGAGGACCTGACCACCTCTATAAACTCGGTCTACCAAAATAGAGATCACTGTGGTGACGTGATATGCAAGACCCCAAAGAAAGCTTCAGAGTATAAGGATACGCGCGGTAAGTAAGTATGTACGAAATCTACACAGATGGAAGTTGTCTCGGTAATCCTGGACGCGGTGGTTGGGGTGTGGTTAGTGATCTGTTTAGGTTATCTGGTAAACAGGCTGACACCACCAACAATGTCATGGAAATGACGGCGATTCTCAAAGCCCTCGAGGAATGTTTGAAGAGAGATATCCAAGAAGTTTGTATATTTACGGATAGTCAATACGTGAAGAATGGTATCACTTCATGGATTATAAAATGGAAAAAAAATGATTGGATAACTTCCACGGGAACACCAGTGAAAAATAAAGAGTTATGGATTGCTATTGATGAAGTGCGTAATAAATTAAAGGTTATTGACTGGAAATGGGTAAAAGCTCATAATGGTGACCCTAAAAATGAAGAAGTTGATACATTAGCCTATGAGGCTGCGGGTGGAACCCCCAAAATCAAAACCTCAAGTGGAACGAAGAAGCAAAAATTTTACGCGGTTGTTAAAGGATGTACCCCAGGTATTTACACCACTTGGGATGAGGCTAAGATGCAGGTAATTGGATATCCCGGTGCGGTCTATAAGTCTTTTAAAACCGAAGAAGAAGCGGAAGAATTTATGAATATACCTAAATGTTCCCTTTGAAGAAAAAGACTGTGTTAAATCATTGGGTGCAAAATGGTGGGTATCGGAGATGGAACCAGAACTTGAAAAATATCTTGGTTAATATTAATCACAATGGGTGAAGAGGATGTGCCCCATTGTTGGTGTGATAAACAGGAGAAACTCTTAATCAAATGGGCAGAAAAGGCGGCTGGATACCGCTGGCTTCACAATCACGCTAGGTTGTATTACAAGAAGCAGAACGATATGATGGCGTATCCAACTATAATCATAGCGAGTCTGACCGGTGTGGGTGGTTTTGCTGTTTTAAACCCAAATGGTACCGTCGAAGATACAGATACACAGAGAAGAATCGTAATATTTCAATACATCTTTGCATTCTTAAATGTAGTTGGTGGTATTCTCGCATCGATAAGTAAGTTTAGTCAAAGTCAGCAATTGACAGAGGCGCATTCACTCATGTGCATTCAATATTCCAAATTTTATAGAAATATTGACATGGAACTTTCTCTCGAGAAGGAGCATCGGGTAGATGTACTCGAATTTGTTTCAAAGGCTCGGGAAGAATATGACCGCCTTTTAGATGACGCCCCAGACATCCCGTCTATTTCGATACACGCGTTCAATGAAGAATTTCCAGATAAGGAACATAAACCAGATGTATGCAACGGTTTAAGCATCATATTATGTGACACACCCACACGGGGTGCGAGCGTCAGCGCGAATGTGGGTGGTCGATGGTTCTCAAAACAGAAGAGGAAAAGTATGGACATCGGATTGAAAGAAATAAATGTTAGTAAAGAATAAATGAACGTGTTTAAGGAATTTCGATTGATTTTATTTACCGCAATAGCTTTCGGTTTTCTTTACAGTATGATGGACCCAGTGGAGTTTGGATTTAAGACGGCACTCGATCCTTATTACTTCGCTTTTACGACGATGAGTACTGTGGGGTATGGTGATCTGAGTCCCAAGACAGACCGTGCGAAGATGTTGGTAATGACCCAACAGGTACTTATGTTTGGCGAACTTTTAAAAATACTCTTTTCTAAATCCAAAAAATAGACGTCAAGGGAAGGTTGATCAATTACAAGCTACAAAAGATCTAAGCATATCTATACTGTCATCTCTCCAATACACAGTCTGTGTAAAAAATAACGTCATCTCGGCATCCCTATATGACAAGTAGGTACCTCTGTACTTTTCATATATTTTAGCAACCTCCTCGAGATTGTCATCACACCATTCGACTACATCCTTGTCAGTCATGTTGCGATGGAGACCTTTTTCAATGAAGTCGGCAACCTCATCGCTGAGGGGCATCTCGGTCGTAACGGTACAATCGTCGTAGTCCATATTTACTTGTTTGTTTGTTTGTTTTTTAGAATTTACTTAGGTTAAAGATTTCGATGATATGTAGTATGTGGGAAGTCCCACCGTTATACAAGTTGGTTAGTAACATAACCAANTTGCACCGTTCTTATAGCTCAGTTGGTCAGAGCGTGGTGCTTATAACGCCAAGGTCACGGGTTCGAGCCCCGTTAGGAACAGCTTTTAGAATGAATTTTCCTCATTGTAAAAGTTGAAAGCCTAAGTCGATGTTTACATTAATATAAAATAACTCCAAAATCCAACTACTCATTATCAATTCGACAAAAATGCTTGCGCAAATCACTGCCACGACCGAGGATCTTCGATCTATTGATTATACCGGTGCGAAAGTGACCAATCTGTATATGGTCAACATTGACGATTGCCATGTCGGTATTAATGAACCCGTGACGTTCAAGGATCTTCGCAAGTACATTTTGCAAACTATCTACACACCCGATCTTCTTAAAGGTGGCTTCGGGATTTCTGAGACACCAAAGGGTAACCATTGGCACGAGACCGAGTTTGTTGGTGTTGTTGATGGCACAGATCTAGAAGAAGTTGAGATATACGACGGCCTTTGTATGAAACTGTATATGTATGACAAAAATGCAAACGGTATCATGGACGATGTGTTTAGGGCATTGCCTATGAATCATATTTACTCTTGCAGTATCAATATCATTCTAAAGGATGGACGGCGCGTGACTATCACTGATAATTTTCCCAATACTGAGAGGACGTGTGGATGGAAACCCGAATTTGTTGATTTTGCGACAAAGTTTGTTATGGCTTAATAGCCCCGCTTGACGTCATCAGGTGTAGCCATGGGGTGCTGTCTGGAGAAGAAACTTTCGTTTCCATGATTTCTGTGTCCAATCATGCTTTGATGTGTGCGATCTATATACATGTAGTCTCTTAGATCTTTGTAATACACACGACAGCCTTTTGCAATTAAATCTTCATGTTTCATATCCACGTGGTTATCCATTGGATAGAAATATTTCACATACTTTCGCATGTTATCAACATTCACGAGATAGCATTTGGTACTNGAGATCCACTTGACCTTTTCAAGAGTTCCTTCCTTACTATCGGNAAGCACTGATAAAGAATGGAAAAAACACATCTCAAAGTCATTTCCCTTTTCATCTATGACACTTTGAATTTGATCATAGAGTTGTTCAGATTTCACGATAACATTGTCTTCAAAGATGACTGCATATTTGATACCTTGACGAAAACACCTCTTGTAAAATTCCATGTGACCTATGAAACACCCGATGGCACCCAAATTGAAATAGGTAATATCGGGTCTCTTAACATCAGGATCGTAGTGCATTTCGATTGCCTTTTCAAAATATTCGGATTCCACATGTTCCTCAAACTCCCTCGCGATCTTTACGTTTCTCGTGTCTGGACCATAGATGATTTCTGTTGGTATATCTTCATCATGACTTTTGAAGAATCTTTTCTGTCGTTCCTTTTGGTCTTTGACTGTCAGTAGGAAACATTTATATTGGTACTTTTGTTTGGTACGTGTTTTAAGTAATATATAAATAACCAAAATAAATAAGATGATGAACACTATCATACCTACTTAAAAAATAGAAAATAAATAGAGGTATGGATACGGACACTGTAATCAACTGGGTAGGTCTGGTAAGTGCTGCAATGATTTCAATCATGTTCGTTCCCCAAATTGTTCATGTCCACAAGACCAAAGATACCCATGCGATTAACTATGCTTTTTTGGGTATAAATGTTATGGCGAGTATTTTGGGTCTGGTGTATTCCATACATTTTAATATTGTACCGATGATTGTCGCGAATACATCTGCTGGTTTGTTTTCATTTTCTCTCGCAGGTATGAAACTAGTAAATGGGCTTAAAGAGGAAACTTCTAAATATGATATATCCACTCCCGACGTGTAGTTTGGTTGAGTGCCCGCCGCTCCTATGGTGTAGTTGGTTAGCACTGTGGTCTTTGAAACCACCAACAGAAGTTCGAATCTTCTTGGGAGCTGTTTGGGGTGGAGGGAAGGGCCGGTGTC